AAGAATTAGGAAGAGCAATTAAATTATCTAAAACAAATACAATGACATCTACAGAGTTTACTGTAGCTGCCGCAGATCGTGCTAATAAAATTCTAGCATTTGATACCAATGGAGAAATATCAGTTACACAAGAGCTTGGAACATACAAAGGAAACTGGGCTACCGCCACAGCTTATTATGGAAGAGATATTGTTAAAGATACTTCTAATAATAATATTTATATTGCTAATACAGCACACACATCTACAGGATCACAACCTATATCTACTAATGCTGATGTAGCTAAATGGGATTTATTAGTTGATGCTGCTTCTGCTAGTACGTCTGCTAACGCTGCAGCCAATCATGCTTCTAACTCATCTAATTTTGCTAACAACTCATCTAACTCAGCTAATACATCTGCTAATCATTCTGCTAACAGTTCTAATTTTGCAAACAATGCTTCTAATCATGCTACCAACGCATCTACTTATTCTGCTGGTGTAGCTGCTAATGCTTCTAATGCTTCTAACTTTGCAAATAATTCTAGCAACAGTGCAAACTCAGCTTCAAATCATTCTAGTAATAGTTCTAACTTTGCTAACAATAGTTCTAACTCTGCAAATACATCTTCTAATCACGCATCCAATAGTTCTAATCATGCGTCTAATGCTTCAAATTCAGCAAACTCTGCTTCTTCTAGTGCAACGACTGCAACTACTCAAGCTGGATATGCTTCATCAAATGCTTCAACTGCTACAACTCAAGCAGGTTATGCAACATCTAATGCAACTGCGGCTTTAGGATATTCTAGTAATTCATCTAATTTTGCTAACAACTCTAGCAATCATGCTTCTAACTCTAGTAATTTTTCTAACAACTCTAGTAACTTTGCTAACACAGCATCTAATGCTGCAAATGCCGCAAACAGTGCAAGAGATTCTGCTTTAGCTGCTTATGATAATTTTGATGACAGATATTTAGGATCTAAAACATCTGATCCAACTTTAGACAATGATGGAAATGCTTTAGCTGGTGGTGCTTTATATTTCAATTCAGTTGATAATGTAATGAAAGTTTATACAGGATCAGCTTGGGTTGCTGCTTATGCTTCATTATCTGGTGCTTTATTAGTTGCAAACAATTTATCTGATGTAGCATCTAATTCTTCTGCAAGAACTAATTTAGGTTTAGGAACTATTGCTACATTATCTGCTCCATCTGGAACAGTTGTTGGAACTTCTGATTCACAAACATTAACAAATAAAACTTTAACATTACCTACTATAGATAATATTAAAATTGGATATACAACAACTGCCACAGCTGCTGGTACAACTACATTAACTGTATCAAGTAATTATAAACAATATTTTACTGGATCAACTACACAAACTATTGTGTTACCAGTTGTAACTACATTAACACTTGGACATACTTTTGAAATTCATAATAATTCAAGTGGTTCGCTTACAATAAATTCATCTGGTTCTAATTTAGTTGGAACATTACAAGCTAATACAACTGCAACATGTACTTGTATATTAATTACAGGAACAACTGCTGCTTCTTGGGATTTTGATGTAACTGGATTTACTTCTGCTTTACCTACTACAAGAGGTGGAACAGGATTAACTGCTATTGGAACTTCATTACAAGTATTAAGAACTAATAGCGGTGCTACTGCATTAGAGTTTGCAACTATATCTTCAACATTAACTTATTCATCTGGTACTGCAACTGGAGATAACTCTACTACAGCTTTTACAATTTCTTCAGGCAGAGCAGTTGATGATGTATTAGTATTCGTAAATGGTTTTCAATTAACACCTACAACAGATTACACAATCTCAGGAACTACATTAACTTTCGTAACTGCACCTGCAACTTCTGCTGAAATTTGTTACAGATATTTACCAATAGTTGGTACTTATACTTCAGCTTCATTTACTGGTAATGGTTCATCTACTACAATTACAATAGATTCTGGTAGAGCTGTTGATGATGTTCTAGTAATTGTTAATGGATTAACTTTAGTACCTACAACAGATTATACAATTAGTAGCACTACTTTAACTTTTGTTACTGCACCAGCAAATCTAGCAGAAATTACAGTACGATATTTGAGATTAAGCTAATGAAACTAACTTGTAGGTTATCATAATGGGAAGTATAGCAAGAAACATAGCAAACAAGATAACTACTTCAGGAGTATTTACTTCTGGTGCTATAACTAATTCTTCTGTTACTGGAATAACTGTACTTCCTAATGCTTCAGATGGAATTACATTTATATCTTCTCAAACTGCTTCTAACTCAACATCACTTAGTTTTACTTCAGGATTAAGTTCAACTTACAAAGCATATAAGTTTGTGTTTGCAGACATACACGCTAGAACAAATGGTGTTGATTTTGAATTTAATTTATCTACCGACTCTGGTTCAAATTACAACGTAACAAAAACATCTACATTCTTTTATGCGTATCACCAAGAATCTGGTGCTAATTTTGGTCTTGCTTATGAACCTTTAGATGATCTTGCTCAATCAACAAGTTACCAAACACTAACTGGTAATGGAGATTCTTCTGGTTCAATGTCAAATGATGCCGATAGTGTTGTTTCTGGTTCTTTAACAATTTTTAATCCTTCATCAACAACTTATGTAAAACATTTTATAGGTTGCACAACTAACCCAGTTTACACTGCTGGTTATATGACAAATGGTTTTATGGCAGGTTACGGAAACACTACTTCTGCTGTTAATGCAATACAGTTTAGAGTTAGTAGCGGAAATTTTGATGGAACAGTTTACTTATATGGCATCAAATAAAATTATGATAAATCAAATTTTACTTGATGAAGCTAAAGCAGTATTAAATAATAGGATTTAATTATGGGTTCAATTACTAGATCACTTGCTAACAACATTACAACATCAGGAGTTATACTTCCTGCTGGAATTACAAATTCTTCAGTAAGTGCTGTAACTTCTTTTGCTAATGCTAGTGGTGGGACATTAATATTATTATCTACACAGACAGCTTCTAATAGTGCTACGATTTCATTTACATCAGGATTAAATTCTACTTATGATGCTTATGAGTTTAAGTTTATTGATATTGCACCAAGAACTGACAATGTAGATTTTACATTTAATATGAGTACAGATTCTGGTTCTAACTATAACGTAACTAAGACTACAACATTTTTTAATGCTTACCATGATGAAGCTGATACTTCTACTTCATTAGGTTATCAAGGTGGTAATGACTTAGCACAATCTACTGCATTTCATATTATAGCTACTGCTATGGGTAATGTTTCAGATGAATCAACAGCAGGAAATTTACAAATATTTAATCCAAGTTCAGCAACTTATGTAAAACACTTTATATCAACTATGACTAAAAATAGTTATAACAATTATTGTATAAATGATTTTACAGCAGGATATGGCAATACTACTTCTGCTGTTAATGCTATCCAATTTAAAATGAGTTCAGGTAATTTTGATGGAATTATTAAACTATACGGATTAAAAAAATCATAGGATAAATTATGGGAACAATAACAAGATCATTCGCAAACAACATAACTACAAGTGGTGTTCTATTACCAGCTTCATTGACTAACAATTCTATTGCCAATGTAACTGCTTACAATGCTTCTGTTGCTACTGGTGGTATGAAATTAATAAGTTCGCAGACAGCAAGTAACTCAGCTTCTATTTCTTTTACTACTGGCATTGATTCTACTTATAAAGAGTATCAGTTTTATTTTATTAACATTAGACCAGCTACTGATGCTAAACATTTTCAATTTAATTTATCTACGGATTCAGGTTCTAATTACAATGTTACTAAAACCTCTACGTCATTTACTGCGTGGCATGATGAAGGTGGAACAGATCCTCTTTTAAGTTATCAAGCACCTTGGGATTTAGCACAATCAACAGCAGATCAAATTTTATGTTGGGAAGTTGGTAATGGTGCAGACGAATGTTTTGCTGGTTCAATGCAAATATTTAACCCAGCATCAACTACCTATGTTAAACATTTTATAAGTAATGTTAATCAATATTATAGTGCAAATTATAGTATAAATCATTTTGTAGCAGGTTATGGAAATACTACATCAGCTTGTAATGCTATAAGATTTCAATTTAATACTGGCAATATAGCAGATGGAACTATACTTATGTATGGTATTATTTAAAATGTTAGGTATTTTAAACAACACAAGCTACACTATCGTTTCGCAGGAATCGTATAACTTGACTAATTCAATTAACAATAATAAATAGGAAATAATATGGTGAGCTTTACTTCATTGCATTCAGTAAAGAACCAATATATAAAAGGAGATTATTATGGAGCATAAACTAGTAGATGGAATACAAATTCCCCTTAGTGCTGAGGAAATAGCACAACGTCAGGCAGATGAAACTGCTTGGAACAATGGAGCATTTGATAGATCATTAGCTTCATTAAGAGCTAAACGTAATTCATTATTAGCACAAACAGATTACCTTGCTTTATCTGATAATACATTGTCAGAACCAATGAAGGCGTACCGCCAGCAACTAAGAGATTTAACTGAAGGTTTATCAACAGTTGAACAAGTTAATTCAGTAGTATTCCCAGTTAAGCCATAATATAAATAATCCTAAAAGGGTTATGAATATTCTCATCGCAATCCCATGCTTAAATATGCAAAGCATATTTATTAATTGTATCGCTGATATACTATGAACATATTAATAGCGATACCATGCTATGGTGGCAACATCAGCAATCTAACATTCCATTCATTATTTAATTGCATCAAACCTTTAAATGATATGGGACACAATCTTAGGATTGAAACACTACCCACTGAATCTTTAATCAATCGTGCTAGAAATAAGTTTGTAACTAAGTTCTTAGACAATAAAGAATTTAACGGAACACACTTATTATTTATTGATGCTGACATTGGATTCACATTGCAGAATCTTTTAAGAGTTATAGAGTTTAATAAAGAAGTTGTTACATGCACCTATCCTGTAAAAGGATTCTACTGGGAGCAATTACATAAACGTATTAAAGAAAATAATAATATAGATGAAAAAACAATGCGTGATTATTTATTGCAGTTCAATGTTAATCTATATCCTAACACAGAATTTAAAGATGGCTTTGCAAGAGTAAAGGAAAGTGCCACAGGTTTTATGCTGATAAGACGTGAAGTGTTTACTAGTATCATGGATAAGTTTCCTAACTTAAAATACAAACCAGATCTAAGAACAGGAATAGAAGGATCAGATAATGCTTACGACTTCTTTCCAGTTGGGATTTATAAAGAGAAAGATGGTGTTAATAGATTTCTATCTGAAGACTATTACTTCTGTAGATTATGGGAAGAATGTTGTGGTGAGATCTGGACAGATCTATCTACACCAATTACACACTTGGGTTCTGCTGAATATTATGGTAGTTTTAATACACAACTAAACAGGAAATAATATGATAACACTTATTATTGGTTTGCTAGCTGGAGGTTTCATTGGTTATGCTTATAAAGATGAAATCAGTAGAGCTATTGAATCTATCAGATCTCATTTAAAATAGACTTGATTATATTGCATTGCACCATTATATAGTTTCCATTAACCAATGGAGAATACTATGTTAGATTATAAATCTTTCAGAGAATACTGGACT